ATGGTTTTCGGTCAGGCACTAAATAAACTGGTCGAGGGATTCGTCGGACAGAAAAGGCTATTGGACACGCGCATCCCCATACCGGGCGAAGACGCCACGCCGGAGGTTCGGGCGGAGTTCATGGAAAAGCTACAACGCATCCCCGGCCTCATCCAGATCCCCGGCGACCCCACCGACAAGGCGGCCATGGACGCGCTCTACGCCAAGCTCGGGCGCCCGGAGACCCCGGAGGATTACCGGATCAAGCGCCCCAACCTGGAAGAGATCGTCCCGGAACCCTTGCGCGGGAGCTATGAATATAACGAGGCGCTGGAGGCCGAGGCCTTGACCAAGCTCCACGAGATCGGCGCCAGCCAGACGCAGACGGCGGAGCTGTTGAACTGGTTCAACGGCGTCCAGACGGCTGCGTTGAAGCAGTCCCTCGACCAGTACCAACAGGCCGAGACGGCGCTGAAGGAGGAATGGGGCGAGGCCTTCGAGCGGAACCTGGGGCTGGTGCGCCGGACCATCGCCGATCACACCAGCACCGAAGAGGCGGCGCTCATTGAGCAGAGCTTCGGCAACAACCCGTTGCTGAACAAGCTGGTGCTAAAACTCTCCCGTGGCACCCTGGAGCACCAAATCGTCAAGGGGAACGGCCCCAACGGACCGATGACCAAGCTGGAAATGAGGGATCGGATCGGTGAGATCCGGGCCAGCGCCGGCTACCGGGACGCCACGGACCCCCGGCACGAGGCATTGAACCGGGAGATAAGCCGCCTCTATCAGGCGCTCCACGGCGAGGGCAAAGAATAGCCGAAACCGGCTTTCCAACGCTTTCGAAAGCCCGGAACACCGGAACGACGGGCTATCAACCCGATTGCAACCAAAAACCCGATAGCGGGGCGTCCGTCCGAAAGAGGCGCCACCCGACAATCCATCAGACAATAAAACGGAGAATACCACCATGGCCGACGTAGCCACCTGGCAAATCGAAAAGTACAACGACGACTTCACCCACGAGGCGCAACAAACCGATTTCCGGCTGTCGCCGCTTTGCCAAGCCAATGGCAAGCAAGACGGGAGCAAGTTCTACTTCGACATCGTCGATCCCTCCAGTCGACCCGAGGAAAAACTGACCCGAAACCAACAGACCCCCACCGCCTCGCGCAATCACCGGCGCCGGGCGGCGGTGCTCCGGGTGTTCCACAACGCCGAGCAGATCGACAGCCTGGACGAATTCAAGGCCGGACGGCACCTGGAAGCCCCGTACCTGAAAGCCAACATCATGATGTACAGCCGGGAGAAAGATCACCGGGTCATTGAGGCGGCATTTGCCCCGGCCCTGGAGGGGCAAAAAGGGGAAACCACCGTTCCCTTTCCGGCCAGTCAGACCATCGCCCACGGCGGTACCGGGCTGACCCTGGCCAAGCTCAAGGCGGCGAAGAAGAAGTTCGACCAGGCCGAGGTGGGAGACGCCAATCGATATATGGTCATCAACGCCGAACAGGACGAGGATCTGTTCAGCATCTCGGAGATCATCAGCGCCGATCATAACGACAAGCGGGTTATGGTGGACGGCAAGGTGACCTATTTCATGGGTTTCCACTTCATCCGAAGTGAGCTGCTGACCACCGACGCCGGTGGCAATTACCGGCGCTGCATCGCCGCCGTGGAGGGCGCCATCGGTTGCAGCCCGTTTTTCGAGCTCTACTCCGATGTCCGCACCCGAACGGACCTCTCCGACGCAAAGGAGATCTATCAGCGCATGATGTTCGCTACCTCGCGCCTGCGGGACAAGCACGTGATCGAGGTCCAGTGCGCCGAGTAATACCGGCAGAACCCAACAGAAAACCCATCGACGAATACCCATATAAGGAAACACCATGGCCACCACCACCGGCAAATCGACGCAACTTACCAACGCCGACACCGCCCCTCCCATCGTCACCGAGACCACCGACTGGCACGGCACCGTCCGCGTCCGCCAGTTCGACTACACCCAATCCGGCGCGGGGGATGCCGGCTCCACCGTGGAGCTGGTTCGGCTCCCCCCCACCCGGACCCGGATATTGCTCGCCGCTTCCGTCATCACATGCTCGGCCTTCGGCGCCTCGCGCACCCTGGATATCGGTCACGGCGGCTATACCCAGCCGGACGGCACGGCGGTGGCCGCCGACGCCGATTGCCTGGCCGATGGACTGGACGTATCGGCGGCGGCGGACCTTGGCCTGGGCGGCTCCACCACGGCGGGCGTCGCCGGCCCTTCCCTGCTGGTAAACCCCAACGCGCCGCTTTCCATCGTCGCCACGGTAGCCGGCGACACCATCCCGGACGGGGCCACCCTGAGCGGCTACCTACTGTACGTGAACGGCTAAGTCGATTCGATGCCGTCCGTTTTTTTTCGAAGGTACCGGACCCATGCCAAGCGCGATTGATCTCTGCAACGACGCCCTGATGACCCTCGGCGCCAACACCATCACCGGGTTTGATCAGGGCACCAAGGAGGCCAACCTTTGCCGACAGTTCTATGAGCCGGCGCGGGATGGATTGCTTCGGGACTATCCCTGGAACTTCGCGGCCAGGCGAAAAACCCTGGCAAGGGAGGCTAAGGCCCCGGACTTCGGCTACGCATCGGCCTTTACGCTACCGGAAGACTTCATCCAGGCGCGGGCCGTGTACGGCTATGAAGGGGACTGGGTGATCGAGGGCGGCTCGATTCTCCTCGATAGCACCACCTGCCAACTCCAGTACACGGCCCGCATCACCGACCCGAACCGGTTTGATACGGGGTTCGCGGCGGCGCTTCGGGCGGTGCTGACGGCAAAGCTCGCCTATCCCATCACCATGAGCGCCTCCCGCGCCGAACAGGCCCACCAGCAATACCAACGGGTACTGGACGAGGCCACCTTTGCCGACAGCCGGGAGGGAGGAGACGCCACCGCCGCGTTCGATACCACCATCGCTACACTCTTTCAATAAAGGAAGACAAAACCATGAGCAGAATACTGAAATCCACCATCGACAAGAAAAACCCCGATGGCGTTCCCTACGACCCCCGCAACCGGTCCGGCGCCATCCACATGGAGCGGTTCAACTTCTCCCTGCGGGGGGATTTCGAGGGCACCGTACTCCTGGAGCGGCGCCTGCCGGAAGACGAGGAAAAGGAATGGGGGTGCCTGGACCGCTTCGAAGGCCCGGTGGAGACCCACTACCCCCACGTGGAGGCCGGCACCCGCTACCGAGTCCGGTTTGCCGAGTACAAGGCCGGCGTCGCCGTCTACCGGTTCGGGGCGTAACCGGCCATGCGTATCTCCCCGATCCAGAGCAACTTTACCGGGGGGGAACTGACCCCCCTGCTGGCCGGGCACGTGGACGCCAAGCGGCGCCGCAATGGCTGTCAGGCACTGGCCAACCTGATCCCGGGCATCCATGGCGAGGCCATGCGCCGGGGCGGCAGCCGGTTTGCCGGGGGCGCCAAGCACCCGGACAAGGCGGCCCGGCTTGTCACCTATTCCTGGAGCGTGACGCAAAGCTACGTTCTGGAGCTGGGGGACGGCTACATCCGGTTTTGGTCCGGGGACGGCCAGATCGTGGACGGCGGCGGCAACCCGATAGAGGTGGCCGCCCCGTATCAGGAAGACGAACTCGCCGAGATCCAATTCACCAGCGATCAGGACGTAACGTACCTGTGTCACCGCAACCACAAGCCGCGCAAGCTCTCGCGCCTGGCACACGACAACTGGACCCTGACCAATTACGCGCCCACCGCCGACCCCTTCACGGCGGCGGGGGATTACCCGGGCGCGGTGACGTTCTGGAAGCAACGATTATTTTTTGGCGGCACGGCAAACCAACCCAACGGCCTGTGGGCGACCAAGGCCGCCGATCCGGGTGACTTGACCACCGGCACGGCGGATGACGACGCGCTGTATTTCGTATTGCTCGGCAACAACCACATACAGTGGTTGGCCGATGGCAAAAAACTCCTGATCGGCACGGAGGGCAACGAGTACACCGCCACCGGCGCCAACGGCCCCATCACGCCCACGGACGTGCGCATTGATAAGGAGACCGGACGCGGATCGCACCGGAGGCAACCGGCATCGACGGGGGACATGATCGTCTTTCTTCAACGGGGCGCCCGCAAGATCCGGGGATTCTTCTACGCCTTCGAGCGCGACGGCCACGCATCGCCGGATCTGTCCCTGTGGTGCGAACACCTGTTGATGGACGGCGTGGAAAGCATCGCCTTCCAGCGGGAACCGACCCCCATACTCTGGATGAACACGGCGGCGGGCGGGCTCTTTGGCATTACCCACGAACCGGAACAAGACCTCATGGCCGCCCACCGAAACCCATTGGGCCGGACGGCGGCGGCGGAGGCCTTGGTGGAATCCGTTACCGTCGCGCCCACCGAGGACGCGGAACGGCTGTGGCTACTTGTCCGCCGAACGGTGGACGGAAACACCGTCCGCTATCTGGAATATATCGACCCGCCCGTGCACACCACACGGGCCGAGGCCTACTTCGTCGATTGCGGACTCACCTATGACGGCGCCGACACCGATGCAATCACCGGCCTCGAACACCTGGAAGGCGAGGAGGTCATCATTCTGGCCGGTGGCTTCGTCATCCGGGGCCGGACGGTGACCGGTGGGGAAGTGACCCTGGGGGAGACCTACCCCGCGCCCATCCACGTTGGGCTTGCCTATACCCACACCCTGACCACCCTACCTCCGGAGTACGGCGTTCCCAACGGCACCGCCCAGGGGCGGCAAAAAAGCTGGGCTAAGGTGAACCTTCGGGTGCTTAAGAGCGCCATCGCCGGCACCGTCAACGGCCAACCCTTGATGGATATGGCGGCGGACGCCCTGATGGATACCCCGGAGGCGCTATTTACCGGAGACATCGAGACCGGCGTCAGCGGTTGGGATCGGGACGGCACCATCACGGTGGAATCGGACGCGCCGCTGCCCTTTGTGCTGCTGGCCATCCATGGGGACGTTACCGTGGCGAATGCCTGAATGATTACGAATTATGACGATAGCGGTAGGGTGGAATAGGTGCGCGCCCATGGCAATGGGCGAGACACAACGTTACCGCGCACCGTATTCCACCGTATTCCACCGTAAGTGACAACAAAGTGCAAAGACTCATTCCCTACCACCCAAAACACCTGATCGGAATCGCGCCCACCGAGACCATAGCCCCGGAGGAATTGGCGGTGCTGGCGGTGCAATCCCATCACCTGATGGATTTCGGCTTTACGCTGCTGGACGGCGACGGCAACACCCTCGTATGCGCCGGGATATTCCCCTTCTCCCCCGGCATCGGCGAGGCCTGGGTGATGGTGCGGGCAGGGGCCGGGAACTGGTACAACAAAGGAAACCACCGACGCCTGCAAAGGGGCCTATCGGAGGCGGCGACAAACCGATACCACCGAGTGCAGGCCAGTCACCGGGAAGACAACCCCCGTGCCGGGCGCTGGCTGCGACGGTTGGGTTTCGAAAAAGAGGGGGTAATGCGGCACTACGAGGCGGACGGCACCGCGCATATCCTCATGCGCTATACCAAGGGAGAGACACCATGAGCTTTGCACCGGCACTGGCGGGCGGGGCGGCGGCGGCGGGCGGCGGGGCGGCACTGGCGGGCGGGGCGGCCACGGGGGCCTCCTTCCTCGGGCTTTCTTCTTCCACCTGGGGCCTTATCGGCACCGGCATGAATATGTTCGGTCTGATCTCCGGGGGATTGTCGGCGCAACGGACCGGCCGGATCAACGAGGAGATGGCCCGCGCCCAGGCCGAGGACGAACGGCGCCAGCGCCTGCGGTCCCTGAATAAGGAGATGGGCTCGGCGGTTTCCCGTTACGGCGCATCCGGGGTACGGATGATCGGCACCCCCATGGAACAACTGGAGGAGATCCTGACCATCGGCGAGGAGGACCTGCTGGCCATCGACCGCACAGGCAAGGCGAGGGCCAAAGCCGCCCGGATGGAAGGGGATAGCAAGATGCAGAGCAACATGATGATGGCCGGATCGAGCCTGATGACCTATGGGATCGGTAGAACATAATGAAGTTTAAAGCGTGAAGTGTAAAGTAATAAGCAACCTAACGGAGAGAAACGCAATGGGCGACAAAAAACCCGACCACTACAAACAGTTCACCGACCAGCAAATCGCCGCCATGTGGATTTCCAAAGGGCTGGAGAGAGTGAAGGGTGAAGTAACAAGCAACCCAACGGAGAGAAACGCAATGGGCGACAAAAAACCCAACTACCACAAACAGCTCACCGACCGGCAAATCGCCGCCATGGAGCTTTTCAAAGGGCTGGAGAGAGAATTCAAGAAGACCCTTGAGACCATGGACTGGATGGAGCCAAGGAATAGGGCGCTTGCAGTAACCCACATGGAAGACGCCGTCTACCGCGCCAACCGAGCCGCCGTGGAAGGTTCATAAATGAAAATCCCCGTCCCCCAACGCCAGCATCAGCTCCCCGCCTCCAGCGGCGTCTCCCCCGCCAGCGCCGCCGCCTTCGGTGACGGCATGGCCCGGAGCGGCGCCATAGTCCGGGGCGCGGCGGGGGAATGGGAGAACCGGATGCGGGCGGCGACGCTGGCCACCGAATCGGCAAAGCGGCTGACGGCGGCCCGGCTGGAGACCGACCAGTGGCTCCGGGACAACGCCACCACCCCCGGCGCCCACGCCACCCTGGAATCGGATCTGGAAGAGATCCATGCGCGGCAGCTTGCCGGCCTGGACGACATTCCGGACCAACAGGTACGCGCCGCCCTTACCGATAATCTTACGGCGGCCCAGGCGGCTGAGACCATTCAGGCCCGGAGCCTTGCCCGGCGCCAACAGGTATCCGAGGCCGTGGCGGGGCTGGACGAGGGGCTCGAAAATTACCGACGCCTGGCGATAGAATCGGGCGGCAACACCGCGCCCATGAAAGCGGCCATTGCCGGCATCGACACCCTGGAGCAGGCGGGGCTCCTGGACGCGGAGACGGCGGAGGCGAAAAGACAGACCTTTGTCGATGGCACCTGGTCAGACTATACCGCCATGGCCATCCAGACCGATCCGGCGCGGGCGCTTTCGCAGTTAAAACAAAACAGCAATTTCCGGGGCCTTGATGCTGGCACCAGGGCCACCCGCATCCACCAGGCCCGCATTGCCATCCGTCAGCAAAAAGCCGAAAGGGAGCAGGTAGACGCGCTGGAAAGGGCCGAACTCCATGACGCCATGGCCGGCGACGTTGCCCGCATCGAGACCACCGGCCAGACCCGGCCCGGAGTATTGGAGCGGGTACGGGAAACCCTGGGAAAAGGACCGGCGGCGGTCTATGCCCGGGAGCGGGACAAGGCATTGTCCTTCTTCGACAAGACCCGCCAACTCAAGGACGCCAGCCCGGAGGAGGCGGCAAGGATGCTGGAAAGATGGCAGGAAAATGAGAACTATCAAGACTTCCTGCGCATTGCCGACAAAAGACACCAACAGCTCCAACAACTGACGACGGACCCTGGCGCCTATACCGAAGAGAGCGTGGCGGCCAGGGCATTGCAGGCGGCCATCCAAGACCGGGATGCGGAGCGAAGCGAAGCCTTAGCCGGTGCACTACTCGAAGAGCAAGGACGGCTGGGGCTACCGAAGCAAAGCCGCCGAATACTCTCCCGCGCCCAGGCGGCGGGACAGGCCGCCGCCATTGCCGAGATGACGCCAGGCGAGGCGGCGGAGCGCCTGGACGGATTAAAAACCGTCTATGGGAACCGGTTCCCCAACATCATGCAGTCGCTGACCGAGGCCGGGCTCCCCCCGGCCATGGAGGCGCTGACCTGGACCGAAAACCCAGTGGCACGGCAGGCCATGGTGGCGGCGGTGAGGGACCAAAAGGCCCTGGGCGACACCCTGCCGGATACCGACAAGCGTGTGATACAAAATACCCTGGCGACGGAATTGGCGCCGTTCCGCGACACGCTGTTCATCGCCGACGACGGCGACCGGGTACTCCACGACAACGCCGGCGTGAACGCCAAGGTGACCCACGCCCTGGAGCTGTTGGCCTTTCAGTACGCCCGGGGCCAGGACGCGGTCAGCGCGGCCCGAAAGGCCTATCAGGACATTATCGGCGACAGCTATCACTTCGAGGGCGAATACCGATTGCCGGTCGGCCTGGACCCGTACCGGGTAAAAGCGGCCCTGGAGTCGGGGCTGGAGGGGCTGGAGGGATTCGCGCCCATCATTCCGGGCTCTGTCTATCCGGACGCGACGCAAGCGCAAAGGCGGGACTCCTACCTGGAGGCCATCCGAGACGACCCGCGCTGGTTCACCAACGAGGACGAATCGGGCCTGATCCTGATTGACCCCCTGGGGCAACCGGTCACCAATGAAAAGGGAGAGCGGTTTGAGGTGGGTTTTGAATTGTGAAGTACGCCAGCGGGGTGGGGTTAGATTGCGAACCACAACAAAAAAAAAGAGGATACCACCGGGAAACGTTTTTATTTTTTTTTGCTCCGCCAAGCAAAGAGGCAGACAAACCATGACATTCGATTTCTCCCTCGCCCTGGCCTTTATGAAAAATGGCATCGGCGTACGAAACAAAGACTGGAAGGACGAGAGCACGTCGATCCACGCGCACCTTCCCGGCGAAGACGGCAAAATGCCGCTGCCCTTCCTGTACTTCACGGACGATAGGAATACGTTCCGGCCCTGGAAACCAAGCCATAAGGATCTGTTCAGCAACGAATGGATGGTAACCGGACCGACAAATGATCCGAACCGGAAACCAAATAGCTAATCGCCTACCTGTACGCCAGGAATTTTCCCCGCGACAAGTGGCGCGAAAAGGCCGATCAGGCGATAAAAGGAATGCAGGGCTTTTAATAATGATCCGCCACAAAGACCTATTCTCCGGTATCGGCGGGTTCGCGTTGGCCGCCCGCATGGCCTTCGGACCGGAACAGGCCCCGGCGCTCTTTTGCGAAAACAACGGTTTTTGTCAGAAGGTGCTAAGAAAGCACTTCCCCCACGCGCCGATAATCGATGACATCCGAGAGATTCATGGGGACGAAAAACCAACCGACCTCGTTACCGCTGGCTTTCCCTGTCAGCCCTTCTCCCACGCCGGGCAGCGAAAAGGCCATCGGGATGACCGTTACCTCTGGCCGGAACTGCTGCGCTTCCTTACCGAGGACCGGCCCCGTTGGTTCCTTGGCGAGAACGTTACTGGCATCATCAGTCTGGCGCTCGACCAGGTGCTATCTGACCTGGAAGCGGCAGGCTACACCTGCCGGGCGTTCGTTATTCCGGCTTGCGGTATCAATGCCCCGCACAGACGGGATCGGGTGTGGATTATTGCCAACGCCGAACAATGGCACGGAGCCCCTATGGCCAACGCCCCTTGCCAATATGGGGAAACACGCGGGACCGACACCCTGGGAGATCAAGAACAAGGTGGCGACCGGGCGGATCACCGGCCACCTGCACCTTGCCGTATTCGCAAGGACACAGGCACTGTTACCAACGCCCACGGCCAGCCTGTACACGAGCGGGGACTTAGCGCAGGCAAAGCATTCGAACAGATACAAGCCGGATTACAGCTCGGTAAACTCTGGCGCACTGAATCCGGCATGGGTCGAGTGGCTGATGGGGTACCCGGAAGGGTGGACCGACTTAGAGGTCTAGGCAATGCCATCGTCCCCCAGGTGGCGGCGGCGATTTTCGCCCATATCCGGGCAACCGACCCGGCAATGCGGTAAAAGGAGACAGAGACAATGACGAATCAGCTAGTGGTGCTTTTCACGAAGCGCTCCAAGATTATTATCGGTTGGGAACGGCTGCGCTACTTGAATTTCAATGGCGAGGTATGGACCCACATGTCCATGGTTGACTACGGCACGAACACCGTCATTGAGGCGGCGGCATTTTCAGCGCCCTATCTTTTGGGAGGCGTGATTGAAACACCGATCCAACACCTTATCGACAAATCGGACGCGCATCAGTTCCTGACCGTGGTAGGCTCGGACGAAGCCAAGGGGCTGACCGAGGCGCGGCGGCACCTCGGGCGGCTGTACGACTGGCCCGCCTTTATTGGCATCCCTATCGGGCACGATATGGATCGGGAATACATGTGGCATTGCAGCGAGCTGGGAACACGCTGCATCAGAGTCGCCGGCGTACCGCTCCTCGAAAACATGTCGCGCTCTGTCATCACGCCCCTCATGGCAAAATACGCAATCGAAAAATGGAACCGGCAAGGCGCGTATCGAAAAAGACAGCCTTTTACCCGCCATTGATGCCTTGTGATTCGTAACTACACATGATTACCACCGCCCCCCTCCACGCCAACCCGGCCATCCTGGCCACCGGCTATGACCGGCTCTCCACCGGCTACTGGGACGGATTCACGGAGTCTGTCGGAGAGGCGCGGCATTTTTACGGCGCCTACTCCGCCCAGACCCGCGACGCCGACGCCCGGGCGGCCCGCTACGGCCATATGCCGGGGATGGGCCTGACTACGCGCGAGCAGTTCGGGAAATGGGGGATACCCGGAGAAGAGCCGGATTATCTCGACGAGGATAAATGGAAGGCGAGCCCCCACTACCGGGACGATCTGAGTTGGCAGGAGCTTTCCGACCCCACCGGGCCGGGCGGCGAGCGGCGGGTGACGGCCCGCTACGCGGGGATCGCCAGCAAAGCCAAAGCGGAGGAAGTCAGGCGCCGGGATGCGCTACGCCGGGCGCCGGGTGGTTTTTTTGGTGGGGCGACGAAGCTTACCGGCGCCCTGGTCGGATCTTTATTGGACCCCGGTAACCTCGCCCTTGCCTTTATCCCGGTGGTTGGCCCCGCCGCCCGGGCCGCCATGACGGCCAAGGTGGGCCTCACCGGATCACGCGCCGCCACCGGCGCGATACAGGGAGCGGTGGGCATGGCCCTGGCCGAACCCCTGGTGTACCGGGCGGCACAGATGGAGCAGGCAGACTATACCGCCATCGATAGCCTTCGCAACATCGCCATGGGCGCCGCATTCGGATCGGTACTTCATGCGGGCGGCGGAGCGCTGGTAGATACGGGGAAAAGGATAGCGCTCAGGCTTCCCGGCAATAGTTTCCGCCATGCGGTCAATGAACTGAACGAAGGCAGGATACCCCAGGACATGGATTATCTTACCATGACCCGGGCATGGCAGGCCGGACAACTTCAAAGAGTCAGCCGCAAGGGAAGCCCGGAATACACCGTGGATTTGTTCTTGCGGGGGACGGCCACGGAAATACCGGCCCGGCCACCGGAACGCGCCACACCGGCGCGGACGGCCCCCGGCGCCCCGGCGAAACGGGACGCCATGCGGCGCGATGTTGACGATCTGATAACAAAGGCCAACGCCTGGCATAAGGAGCAGGCCTCCCTTGTCGGCGAACGCCAACGGGCGACGGCGCCCAAAGACAGCGGGGCGAGTGATTACTACGCAAGATTCGACCTGGAGAACGCCCGGACGCTCGGAAGAGAAGAATTAGCGTTATATAATGAGCAAAAGGCGCAAAGGGAGTTCCGGACGGCGGTGGCGAACTACCTGAACCGGGCGGAGAAAGCGCCCGAGGAAAGCGCCTTGGGCGCCCGGATGCGCGAGAACGTGGCCGATCAGCGGATTGGCGTACAAACCTTCCTGGAAAAGGTACGGGCCTATCACCGCGAACAGGCGGCGCGAGGCAAGGAAGGAGAGACCACGCGGGATACCCGGATATTCCTGGAATCCGTGGAAGAACACCAGCGACGACAGATCCTCCTTCTGGCGGAAAAATGGCGGGAAGAGGAACTCGTAAAACTCACCGAGGAGTTCCACGGGCTCAATGCGCGGGCCGCGCACCAGGAACCAAACCGACCGGAACTTGATTATGCCGCCTCCCGGGAGGCGGACGAATTCCTGAACCGAGAGGCGAGGGCAGGCGACAGGGCGCCCGAGGCGCAACCGGCCCCGGCGAGAGAGACACCGGAGAGGGCGCCGACCGCAACCGACCGGGCCGATGACGCCTTTGATACGGCGGATTGGGAGACGGAAATCGCCGGCCTGCGTGAACGCGGGGCGCTGGACGAAGCGGACCTTTCGGCCCTTCGGGAGGTGGAGAGATTCGGCGATAATACCCGGGTTTGGGGTGATGCCATCCGAGCGGCGGCGAAGTGCTTGACCGGGCGGTAAAAGAGGAATTGTGAATTGTTAGTTGTGAATTATTAGTTAGGGGTTAGTTGTGAATTATGAATCATGAATTGCTGAACAGGGATCCCCTCACTCCCAAGCAGGAGCGGGAAAAACGGCTTGACACCATGGCAACAGTCGGCGCCATCATTGTCGTCGGCGTGATAATTGCCTTCGTGATCCTGGTTATAACCCTTGCGCTCGGGATAGGCACCAGTTTCCCCGCGCTTTGGGACCAGATCCACCCCGGATAAATCAACGTCACCACTTCTTACTTCGTACCTCTTACTTCGTACCTCTTACTTCGTACCTCTTACTTCGTACCTCTTACTTCGCACTTCCCATGTCAAAACCCTGCCTCCAAGACCTTCGCGCCACCCTGCACGGGCGTCTCTCCCCGGACGAGATCAACGAGATCGTCTCGCTGGTGGAAGATCGGGCAAAGGGCCGTCGCCAAAAAAACCCGCTGGACAATCACGACGACATAATCCTACGGGACGCGGACGACATGGCACGGGATATGGAGGCGGCGGCGGCCCTGGAACGGCGAAACTTCCTGATCAATCTTCGCGCCCGGAAAAGGCTCATGACGCGGGTGGGCGAATACGAACAGCCAAATAAAGGCATGGCCGCCCTACTGGTGGGAGAGCGGGGACGGCTGGGGACCTCCACCGACGCCCGAGGCAAGGCCATGCAGTCAAAATACCTCGGCGGGTTTCTGGCCGACCTGGAAAAGGGGCGGGTACTGGAGAAATTCCAGGAGGCGCAAAGAGGCGGCGAGCAAGGGGCCATGAACCGCCTCATCGCCCGGGAGCTGTGGGAGCAGCGGGACGGCGGCAATCCGGGCATCACCAACAGCATTGAGGCCCGCAAGATTGCCGAGGTTATTCGCAAGTGGCAGCGGGTGGCCGTTGAGCGGGAAAACCGGGCCGGGGCCGCCATCCGGGAACTGCCCGGCTACATCGTCCGTCAGCGCCATGATCAGATCAAGATGGGGGCGCCAAGGTATGAAGGCAGGCTTCTGGGAGCGCGGGAGCGGCTCACCCCGACACTGCGAAAGCAGCGCAAGAAAGAGGCCATGGAGCGCTGGATCGCCTTTATCAGCCCTCGGCTCGACCCGGAGCGTACCTTTGGCGACGCCGACCCCCGGGAATTCCTGACCGCTACCTATCATGCCCTGTCATCCGGGATTCACCTGAAACACCGGGGCGCGGGGGACGGGGGCGATTCCCTGACGGCCTTCCGGGGGCCGGGGAACCTGGCCAAGCGGCTATCGTCTCAACGCAAGCTGCATTTTAAGAGCGCCGATGATTGGTACGACTATCACCGGGAGTACGGCTCCGGGGATTTGATGTCGGCTGTCATTGATGGGCTGCAACACGCGGCCCGGAATACCGCCCTGATGGAGGATTTTGGCACCAACCCCCGGGCCATGTTCGATAACGTCATTGAGCGGTTACGAAACAAGCACAAGACCGAGCCGGAAAAGCGGAAGGGCATTCAACCGGGGTTTCAGGTATTGGACTGGTACTTCAAGGAACTGGACGGCACCACCCGCATCCCCGGCAACCTCACCGCCGCCCGGATCGCCAACGTGGTGCGGGCGACCCACACCATGGGAAGGCTGGGGAGCGCCGTGCTCTCCGCCGTGGGCGACGTGCCGGTGATGGGGGCCGCCGCCCGGCTCCACGGGATGCCGGCCATCCGGGGCTACCGGACCGCGCTCCAGGATCTGGTCCGCTACCGGGGCAACGAAGAAGGGCGCCGGATTGCGGAACTGATTGGCGTAGGCTTTGATGGGATGCTGGGCGATGTGGTATCCCGCTTCGACGCCGCCGATGGCCTGCCCGGCATCACCTCCCGGATGCTGCATACGTTTTTTAAACTGAACCTGTTGACGCCCTGGACAGACGCCCACAAGACCGGAATCGGCATGATGTTCTCTCATGAATTGGCGTCATTCAAGGGAAAACGGCTGGAGGCGCTACCGGAACGGCTACAGCGCGAGCTTGGCCACTACGGCATCGAAAAGGCCGAATGGGACCTTCTGCGGGGCACGGCCATGCACAAGGCCAACGATCTGGAATTCCTGGTGCCGGAGCAGGTGGGCCGGATCGATAACCTGGCACTGCGGGAATACCGGGATAACCTGATACTGACCGACAACCCCAGGGCCAAGCTACCGGCGCCGGACACCGCCGCCGACCGGCGATCCCTGGCCAGCACCCGGGACGAACTGGAGACCCGGTTGCAGGCCTATTTCGTGGAAAGCACGGAATCGGCGGTGCCCACACCCGGCGCCCGAGAGCGGGCCTTTATGCGCATGGGCACCCAACCGGGAACACCGGTAGGGGAGGCGCTGCGCTTTATGATGCAGTTCAAGGCCTTCCCCCTTACCGTCATCAGCCGGGTATTGCCCCGGGTGACCCGGAACGGGGATCTCCCGGAGCGGGTGGTATCGACCGCTTCCCTCATCGCCATGATGACGCTATTAGGTTATTTCGGCCTGACGGCACAGGATCTATCCCGGGGCAAGACACCCCGTGACCCACGGGAGCCAAAGACCTGGATCGCCGCCCTCACCAAGGGCGGCGGGCTGGGCATCTATGGGGATTTCCTGACCGCCAACTATAGCTTTGGGCGAGGAATAGTGGACAGCGCGGCGGGACCGGCGCTCGGCACGGTAAACGAGGTATCCAAGGTTTACGGTGCCGTCAAGGGCGGGGACGATCCCAGCGCCCACGCCGCCCGAGTCGCCTGGGGACTGGTGCCGGGCAATAACCTGTTTTATCTGAAGGGGGCGCTCGATTACCTCATCGTGCACCGATTCCAGGAGATGGTAAACCCCGGCTACTTGCGCCGCATGGAGCAAAGAATGGAAAAAGAACGCCACCAGACCTACATCATCAACCCCTCCCAGGTGATCCCATGACTGTTTCCTATGCCGCCGTTACCCCGGATCGCTACGATTGCGATGGGATACAGACCGAATTCGGCTTTACGTTTCGCATCCTCGAACAAACCGACGTGCGCGTCCTTCACGTGGCAACCGATGGGACCGAGACCGTGCAGTCCATTACCACCGATTACACCGTATCCGCCGGCCCATGGGACACCGGGCCGACCTATGGGACCGTTACCCTGCTATCGGCCCCGGCGGACGGGGAAATCCTGCTAAAACCCGACATCCCAACCGATCAGGACGACGTGGACCTCTCGGCGGGGGGACGGTTTCCCGCCGAAAAGATAGAAACGGCCATCGACAAACTGACGCTGATAACCCAACAACACAAAGAAGGACTGGGAAGGGCCGTCACCGCGCCGGAGAGCGAGGCGGGCAGGGCGCTTATCCTGCCCCGGGCGGCGGACAGGGCGGGAAAAAGCATCCGTTTCGATGAAAGCGGAGATATGGGGTTGACGGCGCAAGACCCGGATGAGGCGATTGCCCAGGCGGCGGATAGCGCGGCGGCGGCGGCGGCCTCACAAAGCGCGGCGGCGACCTCGGAAACCAATGCCGCCGCGTCTGCCTCGTCGGCGGCGTCCAGCGTCACCGAAGCACAAAGCGCCGCGCAGTCGTCACAGGGCTACCGGGACCAGGCCGAAGGATTCAAGGACGAAGCCGAGGCCGCCGCCGCAACCGCAACCAGTGTCGTTACGTTCGAGGCCGCTCAGGCCAATGGGGATACTGGGACAGGAGCGGATCAGTTCGCCATCGGGAATCATAGCCACCCCGACGCCAGCGATACCGGAAAAGGCATGGTGGAGCTTGCCACGCTAGCGGAAGTATTGGCCGGGACGGATACGGATCGGGCGGTGACCTCGGCGGGGGTGCAGGCAAAGGCCGATGCGCTGCCGAAAGTCGGGGGGAAGCGCCAAACCGCATTGTCCGGCCCCATCAACACCAGCGGCTACCCCACTTTCCTGCCGGCAACGGCCGGATCGCTTTCCATCACCTCCACCGGGATATCCGCCAGTGTTCCACTGATAGTCACAGCCGCCAATGGGTTTACCGCAGCCGGCGCGGCGGATCGGATCGGCATCACCGAATCGAATCTGACCTGGAGTTCGTTGACTGCCAACTCCACCAATTTTCTCTATGTTGACGTGGCCGCCGATGGCTCGCTGAGCGCCGGGAAAACCACACAAGCGCCGGTGTATCAGTTTGGGGGAGCGCGATCCACGGTCAATACGCGGGCCACGTTCAATATCCAAGAGATGTCCATGACGGTTGGGAATGGATCGTCGGCGGTGCAGGTGTGGCGGGTATTCGTTGGGGAGGCGGTGACGAATGCGGGATCGGTGGTGAGTTCGGTGGAGTATGCCTACATGGGTAGCTACCAAAGTTCCGGCCTCTCTATACCCAGCGCATCCAGCATCACGGTTTTTAACCATAATATTGGTTGTCAGTCCGGGCTTACGATTCAAGCGGCCGGGCTTTGTGTCGTGGGTACGAATGGGTGGAGCGCGGGGCAACTTTCTCTGGATCTGCTTACCGCACATGGCGGCTCCGACGAATATTATCGATTTTCGCCTCTGGCAAGCGACACACGCAACAGTGGCAGCTTTGTGACAGCAAACTATGGTATTTGGGGTATAAGCAAAACGACGAAGGCTTATTTTGCCATGTCTGCGTCCAACTGGGATCTGCTTATCACGGTTCGTAGGGGCTGGTGACAGGTAGAAACAGGATTTTTTTTGAGGGATGTCATGAACTACTATATAGACAGCAACGGCGCCTATTACCAAGGCGATCAAAGAGAATGGCAGGACGCGCCGGTTCCCGAACGACCCTCAACGAGTCATGTCTGGGAGGGTGGAGCATGGGTTCCGGACAAGGAGGCCGTGATTTCGGAGATAACCGGGCGCATCAAGGCCGAACGGGACAGAATACTTGCCAATGGCTACCCCGTTGGCGATGGCGTCTGGATGCAATCCGACACGGAAAGTAAACTCCTACAAACCAACCTGTCCGACATGGCAAAGGAAATGAGAGCCGCTGGCCTCGGTGATGACACGGTTGTTTTGCCTGCCTGGAGAGCAATGGGCGGTCGAGTCGTCGTTCTCACGATAGGATTCCTTTCCTCCCTGCGCAATGCTGCGATGACTCATCTAATCGCTATCGACACATGCGCTCAAACCCATTTGGCCTTGCTACAACAAAGCAGCGACCCGGAAAACTACGACTGGTCTACAGGCTGGCCACCAACCTTCTAG